ATATTGGTACTCGACTTAGCAAATGCGGGTATCAGCGTCTTTGATACTCTAACTTCAGTAACAAAGGATGAAATAAGAGGGGTTGAATATAAACCCTATACTGTGATGAATACTGTAAACGTAGAAACAAAAGTATATGATGAATTAATTAGTAGGACTTTGGGGCAGGATGCTGTTCCCTGCATATTTCCAATTTCCGCTACCGCACCTTTAAATTCTCTAATTGCGGTAAAATTTAGAGAGAGATTAAAGAAAAAGCTAATCGCATTTTTAATCGATGACAATAGTGAAGAAGAATTTTTAATAAAATCTGGAAATAAAGATATTTTAGACCAAGAAGATACTGGTATAAGGGCTTATCTTTTGCAAGCCCATTTACAAACAAGTTTGTTTATAAACGAAAGTATTGCTTTAGAAATGGCTCCGGCAAATGGTTTAGTTAAATTAGTTGAACCCGCTGGTTCTCGTAAAGACCGTTATACTTCTGTAAGTTATATGAATTATTATATAAGTTTAATGGATACAGACTTGTTGAGAGATAAATATTCTTTGTGGGATGATGAAATGGAATTCTTGGGGACCACATTTGTTGTGAATGGAGGTAGGCAATGACAGATAATACAGAAATAAAGGATAATGGAGAAATCTTACTTGATGAACAAACCGTGTGGGACATCATAGAATTCGCTCGTGGCTATACAAGTTATCTAAATCCAGATTTAATATCTTCACGGATGAGAGATATAACTCTCAACCCGATGGCTGCTACCGAAGACACTCTTAATCAAGCATTAACTAATCCTAAAGATAATGAATTGCAACTTCGTGGTTTTTCACAAGATTTTGAAATGAAATCAATGGTTTATAAGCGTCTTATTACTTATATGGCAGATATGCTTGCATTTGATGTTACTTATACATCCGACGCTGAACCAAAGGACTATGATACTCCAAAGTATAAAAAAGATTTAAAAGCGGTAGAAGATGTTCTCGATAAATTTGCTTATAAGAAAGAACTAAGCGTTGCTGTTAAACAAATGGTTAGAAATGATGCTTATTTTGCTTGTATTCGAGATTTAGGAAATGCTATTATATTACAAGAACTTCCTGCTGATTATTGTAAAATAACAGGAAGGTGGGAGGGTGGTTTCTTATTCAGTTTTAATATGTATTGGTTCTTATTGTCTGGTGTTGACATTAATATGTATCCAGATTTCTTTAAGAAGAAATATAGAGAGATATGGATAAATGGAAATGCACCAAAACCATATATTCCTTCTATGTCGCCTGAATTAAGAAGTTCTACATGGATTTATTGGGTTGATGTACCCATAGATGTAGGAGTATGTTTTAAGTATTCTCCTGAACTTGCAACCAGATTGCCGTATTTTACTCCTTTATTTAGTGACTTGATTTTACAGGCTTTAATGCGTAATTTGCAAAAAAGCGCAAGCATGGCTGCGGCAAGTAAAATGATTGTTGGACAAGTACCAATGCTCAATAGGGATATAAAAGCAACAGTAAAAGATAGTATAGCTATTAGCCCTGATTTGTTAGGAAAATTCATGGCGTTGGTTAAAAGCGCCATTAGTGAAGCTATAAAAGTTGCGGCTGCGCCTTTGGAAGATTTAAAAGGTATCAGTTTCGATTCAGAAAACGAACTATATGATAGCTACTTAAAAACAACATTGGCTTCTAGCGGTGTAAATACGAATTTAATATTTACAAGCGATATTAAACCAAATGTACTTGAAACACAATTAAGTTTAAACGTTGATGAGCAAATGATGATAGCATTATATGACCAGTTTAATATCTTTTTAAATTATCTTGTAAATAAATTTACAAAATCGTTTAAATTTAAATTTACTTTTGAAGGTACACAATTCTTCTTAAATAGACAACAAAGATTAGAAGCAGTAATGCAGTTGTTTAATGTTGGAATTATTTTACCTCAAAAAATTAGTGCGGCGATTGGAATGAAACCCCATCATCTCAGAAAACAAATGGAAGAAGCAAAAGCAACTGGCTTCATGGATTTGCTTTCTCCTCCTGCTCTCGAAGGTCAAAAACAAATAGCAGAAATAACTGGTAAACAGCAAATGGATTTAGCTGAACAAACCGCTAAAAATCAAGAAAAGATTGCAGAAAAACAAGCTAAATTAAATCCAAAACCTGTGGTTCCTGCGATTAAACCTCCCCCCGAAAAAGAAGGGAAAACTACTGCTACGGGACAACCTGCACAAGCGGGTAGACCAACAAAGTCCGTATCAGAAATCAGCGAAGAGACTGAGCAGACAAGAACGGAAGGTACTAATATTTCTCGTGGAGGAAAAATTAATTAATTAAAAATGGGTAAATAGAAATTGACTTATAAACAATTTCGAAAAACGTTCCTTAGCGTCTTTTACCCATTAAAAATATAAGGAATCGTTTTTAAGGAGACGAAGATGAGCAGACATATAAAAGATTTAACTGGACAAAGATTCGGCAAGTTGATTGCAAATCATCAATCCGGAAGAACAAAAACAAAACAAATTATTTGGAATTGCGTATGTGATTGTGGAAAAGAAATAGAGGTTCGGTCCACAGATTTATCAAGCGGACATACTAAATCTTGCGGGTGTTATAATATAGAAAAAATAAGCGAAAGAAGTTTAAAAAACTTAATCGGAAAAAGATTTGGAAAATTAGTTATAAATTATCAATCCGGAAGAACGGAAAAAAAACAAGTTATTTGGAATTGTATATGTGATTGTGGTAATATGATTAATATAAAATCCACATATCTTTTGAACGGAGATACAAAATCCTGCGGATGTCTCTCAGAATCACTTATTGCCCACGAGTTAAAAAAATATTTTGTAGAAAATAATAATGCTAAAATAGAGTATAAAATTTTAAAGAATCCGGATACAGGTTGTTGGCTTCCTTATGATATTTATATTCCCAATGGAAAAAATCTATTAGTCAATGGTGTATATATTGAAATAAACGGAGAGCAACATTACACTCTAAATAAATGGCATGAACGACAAGCAATAAATAAAAAAACAAGTTCGGCAATAGAATTCGAATATCAAAAAGAAAAAGATAAACTAAAAAAGAAATTTGCCAAAAAAAACGGAATATATATAGAAATCGATTTAAGTAAAATAAAAACAATTAAAGAAGCAATAATTTTTATTGAAGAAAATCTCTGAATCTATGAAGATAGTTAGAAATAAACAGAGAGAGGAGGTAAAATATGACATTAATCAATGAAAGTTTAAGAAACGCATTATGTGAGCAAATTGGGCATGAATTTTACAACGCAAATCTTTACATATATTTTTGTGCGTTTCTTAGAAATAAAGGTTTGGACAATCTCGCAAAGCTTTTCGAAGGACAACACGAAGAAGAGACGGGTCATGGTAAAGAATTTGTAAGTTTACTCACCGATTTGAATGCAGATGTATTTATTCCTGAAATCGATGAAATAAATATTCAAATTATTTCCATTGTTAGTTTAGCGCAACTTTATTTAGATAGAGAAATACTCACAACAACAAGTCTCGGGGAAATTCTTAAACTAGCAATAGATGATAATAACTATGTGGTTGAACAAAAAATGCGTGAAATGATTGCTAAACAACAAAAAGAATACGAAGAAGCTACTACTTTTCTAGATAACGCTATTCTTTGTGGAGATGATTGGTGGAAAGTAAAAGTTTGGAGCGATTCTTTAGGATAATATTATGATAACCGGAATATATTGCATAGAAAATATTATAAATAATAAAAAATATATTGGAAGAGCAATAAATATAAATAAAAGATTCTGGAAACATAGAAGTTATTTAAGAGCCGACATACATCCAAATAGACATCTTCAAAATTCATGGAACAAATATGGAGAAAACAATTTTTCTTTTTCTATAATAGAAAAATGTGATAAAAATATATTATCAGAAAGAGAAATATTCTATATATCCTTATTTGACACTAGAAGTTTTGGTTATAATATGACAGACGGCGGAGAGGGGATTCTAGGTTATAAACCTTCCGAAGAACAATTAAAGAGGATGTCGGAACTTCAAAAAGGAAAACGACATACCGAAGAAACCAAAAAGAAAATATCAGAAGCTAATAAAGGAAGAGTTGTTTCCGATGAAACAAGAAAAAAATTAGCTGAAGCTAGTACAGGAAGAATTTTTTCGGAGGAAACAAGAGAAAAATTATCTAAAATAGGAAAAAATAAAACAATGTCTGTTGAATCTAGAGAAAAGATATCTAACGCTGGAAAAGGAAGAATTTCTTGGAATAAAGGTAAAAAAGCATCAGACAAAACAAAAAAGAAAATGTCTGATGCTCATAAAGGAAAAAATCATCATTTTTATGGAAAACATCATTCGGAAGAAAGTAAAAAGAAAATATCAGAAGGAAAAAAAGGAAAAGTTCCTTGGAATAAAGGTAAAAAATTTCCCAAGGAGGATAAACATATGTCATGATTACTAATGTTGAAATAATTCAAGATAAGTACGTTTGTAATAAAAGAATTGCGGAATATTTAATGTTTAAATGCAATCTTCCGCTCTTGGGGTTTGACAAAACCTGCTACTATTTTGCTAATACTGAAAAATTAAAAGAGGCAATAAAAAATATACCCTTGGGTTTAAAAATATTGTCTATCATAACAGAATGGATATAATAAAAATATTAATAAGATATTAGAAGAAGTTTTATTCTTCCGTATCTGAGAGGAGGTTAAATTTGATAAAAAAAATTAGTTTCGCTATTGAAAACGCCGAAATGATACAGGAAAATCCCGATTCAAAGTTTGCATTGCTCTCTCTTGATTTTTTTGCTTCAGGAGATAATCTTCATGATATGTATGTCTCTGAGGAAACATTGCTGCGTACAGCAGATACTATCAAAAACTGTCCTCTTGTTTGGAAGTATGATAAAGCTCTCAACGATGCTTGGACCCATGACGAAGAAGAAAGCCCTTGCGGTTTTGTACCAGAAAGTTCTACAATTACAAGCAAAAAACTGGATGACGGAAGAACAATGTTGTCAGCTATAGCTTATGTGTGGAAAAGATATACTGGTCCATTATTAAGTTTCTTCAAACGAGATGGCGGTAAAAAACCTGTTAGCGTAGAAATGAGCGTATATGAAACTCAACCAAAAGGGGATAAGACCGAGCTTCTTGATTTTAGATATGAAGGTATAACTGTTTTAGGAAGTTATGTTACTCCCGCTATACCTTTAGCCAATGCTACTGTTTTGTCTTTTGCGGAAGAATATGAAAAAGATTTAGAAAAAGAATTTTCTTTTACTGAAATTATAATTCCTATCAAAATAAGAGATAATGCAGAAAAAGGTCTTGAAATTCGTAAAGAGGAGGGAGGCGGTACATCTACAAGTGTCGCTTTTGCTCGTTATTTGACTAAAAATAAAATAATAACTCCCGAAAAAGTAAAAGAAATCAATAATTATTTTTCCACACACCAAAACAATGAAACCGTTGATTGGTTACTTTGGGGTGGAGATTATGGTAAGGAATGGGCAGGAAAAATGGCAGAAAAAATTAATAACAATGAAATTGTTACATTCCCTTATAAGTCAAAAACAGATATAAATCCAGCCTTAAAGGGAATAGACCCTCCAATTTCTCTTGCTCAAGCTAACGCAATTGCTAGACAAGCAGATTCAATCGGTGTAGACAAAGAGAAAAACGGTTGGGCTATTGCAATTAGTTCGTTTAGAAAAACTCATCATGTAGAAGACGGAAAATGGGTTAAGAATGTTGGCAGTACAGCTAAAGCTTCAGAAGATTCTGATAATTCCGATTTAAAAGATTGGGAATATTGGGAAGAGATTGTTGAAGAGGATTTTGCTGCCGAAGATATGGGTAAGGGTGAAGCAATACAAGTTAATAAGTCGGAAGACGCAGTTTCAAATACCGCATGGGGGAGTGTTGATAAAACCTCGCTAATGCACAAAGTTTTAAAAGCTTCTAATTATAAATCCCTTGTCCATGATGTATATTTGGTTGTTGATTCGGGTTGGGAAGAGCACCCAAGTTCGAGTTTACATTATCCCGTTATGCAAATAGTGGATGGGAAAGCGGTTTATAACAGAAGTGGATTATCTGCTGCTCTAGGTAGAGCACAAGGTCAAAATGAAACTGGTGTTGTAAGCAAATTGAATGGTCTCTATAAAAAATTGGGACTAGGAGAAAGCAATACTGTAAAAGCGTCTGCGGACGATACAGAAGATTTTGTTAAGGAGGAAACTATGACTGAAGAAGAAAGAATTGCTGCTGAAAAAGCAGAAGCAGAAGCAAAAGCTAAGGCGGAAGCAGATGCAAAATTTGCTGCTGAAGAAGCAGAAGCAAAAGCTAAAGCAGAAGCAGATGCAAAATTTGCTGCTGAAGAAGCAGAAGCAAAAGCTAAAGTAGAAGCAGATGCAAAAATGGCTGCCGATTCAAAGGTTGCTGCTGAAAAAGCAATAGCCGAGAAGATGGCT